GGAGAAAACACCTTGGAACCATACAAGTACAAGCCCCGTACGGCGGTGGTAAAACTATCCGTTGGACGCACCGTTTCAATTTCTGTTACTTGGCTGGCAAAGCTAATAAAGTCTTCTGTAAAGGCTAGTGTGGGTACTACCCCGCCTGCAATAGTGGGCATATTGGTAGTAACGTACACGCCAAAGCCGGCTACGTTGCCAATAAATCCGTTTTGTACAACGCTATCGCCCAAGCTGGTGGCACGGGTAAACTGATCGCTTTGTAACAGTAAACTTTTTACGGCTGGGGAAATAACCAAATAGCGTTTGCTTTCAAACACGTTTTTGTTGTCTAGCCTTTCGCCTAGTTTAACTAATTGCCCATAAATATTGGCAGAAGTAAGTGCAATAGGGGTGGTGCCACCAATAATGTTATCGGCATGGCATTCCGTGTAATGCCCCAATAGCCTAGAATCAATCACGTTTCTCATGGCAACGGCCGCACGTTGCGTGTAGCCTTCCAAAATGGGTAGATTACTTTGGGCAACATCTAAATTATCCACCTTAAAGGCAAAGTACTTCTGTTGATCAATGGTCATGTTCTGTAGGGGGTCTGTTAGTACTTCATAGTTAATGGTCATGTTGCGGGTGTAATCGTTTACGCTTACGTTGCCGTAGGTTCTAACGTATACAACATCACCCGCTTTTTTGATTTCGCCTTGAAACCGAGTATTGACTAGCCCGGCCATGACCGTTTGTTTATCGAAAATTTTATTAATTTCTTGGCTCCATATTTCAGGGATAAAATTGGCGTAACCCATCATCATCATGGTTGAAGGTCTCCGTTATGGTTGTAGGTGTGTGGCATAAACAGGGGGTGTAATAACTGTGAATTACTATGAACTGGTGTAGGAATGCTTGGTTTGTTGGCATGGTGTAATCGCGTTAGGTTCTTGAACCATTCCACCATGCCAGTGTCGGGTTACTGAATCCTCCCTTCTTTGAGTGCTTGTTTAATGGCTGTTTCATTTTTTAGGTACTCCTCCCTGCTCATTTTGGCAATTTGTTGCCGAGTAATGGTCTTTTTCGCTTCTTTCGGTTTGGCTTTTTGGCTGCTTTCTAGTGCAATACCGGGTGGTGGTGTTACCGTGGTATCTGTCATCATCAGCGTTTTAGGGTCTTCCATGCCCCCGTTTTGTAGGTGTGCTTCCACGTTGGCTTTGGCTTTTAGTAGTAGGGTTATCCAGTTATCTACTAAGCCATCGCCTTCAGGGTCTTCAGGGCTACCGTTTTGTTCTACAATGGCTCTGGCTTCTTGCAAAATAGCCTGCTGATAGTACACGAAGGCAGGGTCGTGCTGACGCAATGCCAATAACGCTGCTTGAAATTCCACACTTTGCTGAAACGCCGTAGAATGCAGCACAAAGTAGGCGTTAATTAAATCCAACATAAAGGTAACGGGGTCTTTTTCAAACAGCTTTAGGGCATCGGCCGGGGCAAGTGCTTTTAGCATGGTGGCAATTTCAGGCGTAACAACCTGTGTTAGCCCTCTGCTTTTTAGGAGCAACGGTTCCAAGGCTGATACAGACGCAGAACTATCCGTTGGTTTTACCATGGACGGCATTTCTGGTTGAACACTGCTGGGTGGGGGAAATTCTGGTAACATAATGGGGCAACGACTCCTTCTAAATAGGGGTTAACACCGTAACACGGGGTGGGGTACAAGTTACAATTCAACGATAGAAAGGGTTAGGGGGTTGGTGGCATTGGGTTTTCTGTAGGGGATACAGGGGGCTGGGGCTGGGTGGGTTCTATAAAAACAGCGTTAGAATCCTTCAACCCAATTTTGTTGTAAATGGTCTTGGCCAGTTCTACAAAGTTAATGACACGCCCTACCTGTGGTAGGCTTTGCAAAATTTTAATGAAAAATAACATATTGTTTAGCTCCTGTTGGGTTTGTAAAAAGCCCCTGCTCCCCATCATTTTAAAGAAGACTTGTAACCGTTTAATGTGTTTGGGTTGTACGGGCTTAAATAGGACACTGCCATCGGGTTGAATAAACCGGAGGGTTTCGGGTTCTTGCCAGAACTGTTGTAAATGGGCAAACACTTTGTTTAGCAGTGGTTCAACAGAGGTTTGTTCCAAATGGCTTAGTAATTGGCTGTACTTGCGTTCCCCGCTTTGTAGGTAGGCGTTAATTTCTGTGGCGGTTGGGTTTCCTCCTATGGTTGCTTGGTTGGTATTGGTCATTAGCCGTAACGAGCCGGTGGTTTCTAAAATTTCCTGTTTTAAGTCTTGAATTTCCTCGTACGCCAACGGTAAATTACTGTTGGGCATAGGTAGTGGGCGTAGGGTGTTATGATCCTTCACGGGAATGAGTGCCCCCGGTTTGGTGGAAAGGTGGGTAGGGTCGAATAAATCATCCTGAATTAAATAGGTAAATGGCGGATGAATACTGAGGTTTAGTGCATCTAGTTTTTGGTTGGTTAATAGGTTAATGGCGTTCTGTAACCCAAGGCTTCGTTCCACTGCCCCTAACCCGTATAACTGGTGCGGAATAGGGGTTAATGTGCCAACAATAAACGGTTTTTCTCCGTTGCGGTAGCCAATGGGTTCTAACCGAATAAGGGTGTTAGTTTCTGAAATAACCGTGGCAACATGGTTGTGGTACACGGTACCATCAAACTGAAAATCTCCCCAGCATTCTAGTAAGGTGATTTTTTCTGCCTGTAGTGGTGTTGTGGCGGTGTAGCTGTTTTGTAGTTGTTCCCTCAACTGACGGAGCTGTTCCTGCACGGTAGATAAATTACTATACCAACCTTGCTGTTCCAGCTCTGCCAGCGTTTTCTCTAGTTGATGAATAAGGGTTGCACGTTGAGGGTTTTTAGCTTGCGGGTCTAGGTACACGTGTTTCATATTAAGCACTTCAAACTCAGGGGCATCGTACACAACGGTTTCGGTTGTTAGGGGTTGGTATCCAACCGTCATGCCTAGTTTTTTAATGGGTTGCCATGTTTCAGTTAGTTGGGTTTCTTTTTTCCATGGCACAGAAAGGATACTAGTACCGCAAATGAGCAGTTGTTTTAGGTATAGGCTAAAGGCTTCCTGAAAGCCGGCCGTTTCTAGTTTGTTTTGCATAATATCTTCTAGCATGGGTTTGGCTAGTTGATGATCGGTTTCTGTTTTTCCTACAACCGTGAAAAATTTTCCATTGGGCGGAAATAGGGTTGCCATAATGTTGGCGTGTAACGCTTCTACCGATTGAAACACCAATGGCCTGTTTAATCCTGCCACTTTGCTTTGTTCCGTGGGGGTATAGTAGGTTTTGTTTAATAATGGGGTGGTATCAGCGTCTTCTGCCGTGTTGGCTAAGTAGGCTTGCCAGCAGCATTCCCACGTTTTTTCTAGCCCTTGGCGTTGTTGCTTCCAGCTGGTAAATAGTTCCTGAATACCACTGGCAAAACTCGTTTGTTCTGCTGGGCTTAGGGTGTTTAGCAGTAACGTGTTGGGGTTAAAGGTGTGTGGGGTATCGTTTTTTTGCATGGGGCTGTTAATCTCCTACAGTATAAGGAAGAAGAGGACACACGGCAGGGCGTTGGTGCTGTAACCGCTTATGTAACGTAGTATGACTGATGCCCCTTGGCTTTGTTAGGTAAAAAAATACACGAAGTTATACAACACCTTGTAACAAAATTGTTACAAAATGGGGTGCATTATTTTACATTTATTGCGTTTAAAGCTACTATATAAACAGCATTATATAATTGTAAGGTTTTTAAAGTTTATGCAGGTTTCCCCTTATTCAGCACCACAATTAATTGGTACTGCTGTTGCCAATAGTAAGCAACAGGTGCAGCAACGTGCAGGTACCCAATTGGAAGTGGTTCAGCAAATAGGTGGTAGAAAAATAACCGTTCCTGTTAGTTCGCATAAATTTATACAGCTATTTAATACGATTGCTCTTAAACGGTGGTTAGATACTGGTACAACCCCCACTGCTACTAGTATCAATCCCCTTATTCAATTGCGGAATTTATTGCCTGCTATGCTTAAATCTCATCCCAACCAGGCAGATAATTTAACCTTACAATTAGATTTTACGACTGTTTCTCAACAAG